TTCTCTTTGGTGATCTGCTCTCCCTTGAGTTGCTGGTCGAGTAGCTGCGATTGGCCCAGCAGGCTATTGGAGAACGCTTTTACGTGGGCCGCGTCTCCCGGATATACCGTGAGACGTTGGACATTGTCTCCGATGCCAGCCTGTTTTGCTTTGGCGTTTGCCGCATTCAGTGAATCCTGGTCCGTGACTCCGTCCAGATAGCCGGCATACTGGTTGGTGTCGTCTTTCAGAATCTGCTGCTGATCTTTACGCAGGGCTGCCGCTTTCGTCTTGTAGTCCTGCAGGTGGTTCTGCAGTGCAATCATGTCATCCGGCAATACCTGGCCGGACTGGCTCATGAGCTGGACCGTTTTGTCGATATCGCCGCCACCCTGAACGAAGGCCTTCATCATGGCCTGGTTGCTCCCGAGCTTCAGTTGCGCCTGCTGTAAGCCCAACTGCGCCTGCTTCTGCTGCATGCGGGCGATCGTCTCCAGAGGGTCCGTGTACTGAGGTGCAGGGATGTTGTATCCCTGCAAAGGTAGTTGCGGAGGCGCCATGTCGACCGGCATAATGCGTTACCTCGGATATTGGTATGCGGGCTGGCCCCCAAATGTCCAGCCACTGGTATCTACTGCTGATCCAACGGGGTTATAGTTCGGTACGCGTCCGCCGCCACCGGCCCCCGTTCCCATTCCTCCCCTGGACATCAGGTTTCCGAAATTGGTCGGAATGTTGCTGAAACTCCACCCGCCGCCGCCGCTGGGATCGAATCCCATCATCATGGCCGAATTCGCCGCGCTCCCGATCCCGCCCAACATGTTGTTCCACTGGGCGGCCGCGCCGAGGTCCCCCTGTGCGAGCGCATTCTGCGCGCCAATCTGCGTATTGGCGAGGTAGTTCGCGGCCGACAAAGTATTCTGCGCGGTCAGATTTCTGGCATTGATATTCTGGCCGCCGGCCCACTGCGCGGCGCCGGTATTCAGGGTCCCCGCGTACTGCGCGGCCTGCGTTCCCAATGTTCCTGCATATTCCGCGGCCTGCTGGCCGGCCTGGCCGGCAGTGGTGGCTGCGCCTTCGCCCATGCCGGCCACTCCAGATAGCCTCGTGTAGAGATCTCGTTGCTGCTGCCCGTATAGATTGGCCGCGCTCGAGAATGCCGTGTTGGCATAGTCCTGGGTGTATCGCTGGAGAGCCTTGGCCGTGCCTCCCGCACCGGTTAGGCCTGAAGCTGCTGCCGCCCGGTTGGCGGCCTGCGTTCCCTGCTGCAACTGGAACTGGTACGCCGGCGAATACTGCGCCATCATGGACGCGGCCGTGAGGGTGTTCATTGCGGTGGATCCGCCGCTGATGTACGGGCTGAGGAGATCGGCCAATTTCTGCGCTGCGGTGGTGGCACCGGCACCTCCGGCGGCCGCAGCAGCCGTGGCACCTTCTGCGCCGGTCTGCGCGGCGGTGGTGACGCCCTGGCCGGCCTCGGCAGCGGTCTTCAGGATATCCGGGTTGACTTGCTGCGCCGCTTCCGTGACGGTCTGGCCGGCCTGCTGGTAGCCCTTCTGCTGCGCCGCGGCGGCATTGTGGGCTGCCGATGCTCCCTGAATCCCGCCGATTATGCTTGTGACTAAACTCGGCACATCAACCCCCGATGGACCGTCCCAGAATCACCAGATCCTGGAGCTGCCCCTCTTTCATGAATGCCCGCTCATGCCGGCCCACGTACCGCATGCCCATGCCGTGCGTGCCGTACACGATCGCCGGCCAATTGTTGGACGGCACGGAAGCCACCAGCCGCTTGCATGGGGTATTCTGCGCGAGCCAGGGCGCGAGCCCGCGCGCCGCCTCCCATCGCTCTTTGGTCTTCGAAAACGGCAGTAGTGCGACGTGCACTTCCCAGCAGACCCGGTTCTGCGGGACCAGGCAGAAAAGCCCTATCAGAGCCGACCGGCCCGCCACCAGATACCAGATGTCCGGGTGCTGGTTGGGTGTGAAGTCCTCCGGCTCCGGTGCATAATCATCGCCCATCTGGGAGTAAATCCGGGGACACACCAAGATCGTTCGCACGTGTTTCAAATCTTTCGTGCGGTAGAAGTCCACGTTTTTTACTTGAGTTTCTGTTTCACTTCCTCGAGTTCCCGGTCGAGCTGCTGAATCGCCCGCAGCATGTGATAGAAGATTTCATGGGTGTTGACTCCGAGAATGTCCGTCTCTTCCGCGTCTTCCGGGTCAAGTTTGGCACGCGAGCTCGATACCGCGTGAGGCAGGATTTCGCGAAGTCTTGCGGCATCCAGACTTACCACCCGGCCACCTTCCGGAGTGCCGCCTTTGCCGTTATATTCACCGATGATCGGATCGAGGGATCGGATTACATTGATATCGCCTTCGAAACGCTGCACGTTGCGCTTGAGGCGCATATCGCTGGGGATGGACCAGGTGTTTGTAGTTGGTTTGGCCGCGGAGTCCGTTGGCAGTTGAAGGAGATAAGTCGGGTTGGTCATCCCGATGCCGACCAGGCCGCCATCGGGATTCAGCAATAAGTTACGTAAGGCAGTGCCGGGTTTGACTGCCTGAAGGTAAGAGTAGTCGCCATCGTGGACGCCGATCACAATCTGCTCTGCGTTTCCGCCGGCACTCGATGCCACAATCACTTGTCCCAGAGCAGGCCCGGCGGCGGATGATGGCCCGATGACGTTCAACGGCGCAATCGGAGTTGCGCTCTGGATGCCCAGCCTCGAGTTCGCGTTGTCCCACATCAGACTTACGCTTCCGCCGAAAGTGCCGGCGTTATTGAATTGCACGCTGTTGACGGGAGAACCCGGGCCAGGGGGCGTGATATCCGTCCAGGCGGAACTATTCCAGATGTACCTGGTGGGAGCGTCCGTCGCCCAGAACTCGAAACCCGCATCATCAACGCCTAAATCGGTGGGGCGCTGATCCGGCGTCAACGTGCCCCACATGGTTGCGACGATCAGCATCCAAGTACCGGCCTGGATCTCATAAAGCGCGTTGCCACGGTCTGTCTCGATGAAAAGCACTGCGTCGATAATGTTGGCCGGAACCAGAGCCAGCCGGCGGGCATGCGTTCCGTAGAGGACGAAATCGACCTCAACCCAGGCCGAACCGCTCCAGAGGAATTGCTGGGCCGGCTGATCCGTGGTGCGAAAGCTGAGACCGGTGTCGTTGGGCCCGAGGCCCGTGGGACGCTGGTCCGGATTGAGCGTGCCCCACATCGTGCCCGCGATGTAGTGCCACTCGCCGTCCTGCAATTGATAAAGGGTTTCGCCTCCGGTCTGGACGGTATAGTATGAGCCGTCAGCCATTCCGGAGGTAGCCGCGCCCCCGGCCGGACCATAGCCCACCGAGGTCTGCTGCAATTGCTGGAGCAGGAGTTGGCCGCTCCTTGTGGGCGTCCCGTCCGCATTCACGATCGCCATGTTTCTCGGAACGACCGGAATCGGCTGCTGCTTCAGGTTGTTGCGGTTGACGGACATGTCAGTGCCAGGTGGCATCCACCCAATTCAGGTAGGCATTAGAGAGCATCACATCCACTGAAGGGTCCAGGGTCTGGCTGAATACGGTCTGGAAGCTCTGCGTGCGATCATCGCTGAATCCGAGCGTCAAGGTCACCCCTCCCGTCTCCGAGGATTGCGAACTGTCCAGTTGCCAGATGCGGTCCCGACCGTTACCAAGACGGTTCCAGAAAATCCGTTGCATTCCCAGCCGGTCGCAATCGATCTCGAAACGCGAGTAAAACCGCCGCATATTCTCGTTGGTCAGATGCGGAGCCCGCCGCCGGCGTACCAGCAGAGATCCATCATCCGTGAGGTACTTGCTCGACATGATATAGATCACGCCGCTGCCCCAGTCGCCCCCGTAGTGCACGTCCGTGACCTTGTCCAGAGCAACGACGCAATGCACCCACGTGCGGATCCGGCCCCAATCATTGTTGCCGGTCATCCACCATCCCCACTGGTGCCACCACCCGGTGGCTACGTCATAGACCCAGGTGGCGCCATGCGCGGAGTTTGCGCTGGGAAAGGTGATCACCCAGTACTCGTGCCCCTGGTCCGCGAAGGGGAAAGAAACGGCATCCTGGATATTCGGGTATTTGGCCCAGGCGGCCTCCACATCCGGCGTAGAGACCGGGACCGGGTTGAATCCGACCGCATGGTAGGCCCGCCTGGTCCCGCGGCGCACATCCCCACCGATCCACGCCACCCCATTCCCGAGGCGCGTCACCGAAAACGGGGCCTGAATTCCGATATGCATTACCGCGCCGGCATCCGGCTGGAAGGGATTGTCTGCGTTGCCGGTATCGCGCCAGACCTGGGTGGACTCGAGGTCTCCGAACGTGTAGAGTTCCTCGTGATCCGCAAATAATGAGATCACGTTATCCGGGTATCCATGCTTGATGAACGTGTCCAGCGGATTCCACGAGAGGCCGCCGCCGTCTACGTCCAGGGCCGAGAATTGAACGGATTTGGTGGGCTTTACGGTGCCGCTGATGGGGTCGTACTTCCCTACCCCAACGAAAAAATAGCCGTCCATGAGGGCGCCGCAGGTGGCCGCAATTGTGTTGGAGCCCAGCGTGCCGTGGCCCCCGGTGGAACCGGCGGTTCCGGCCGATGCGCAATCGTATACGTGCCGGGCGTGAAGCCGGCGCCCGAGGTGATCGTGATGTTGTGTCCCACGTCCTCAGCCGAGAATAGGTGAGAAGGCGTAAAAATCGTGTTCGGCAGGCTCCCGATTTTGAAGTCGGTAAATGTGTAATTGCCCAGATATTCCACGCCGGTGCCCAGCGAGCTGCCCGGAGTTCCCCATGCGCTTGCACCGACCGCTCCCCCGTTGGACGTGATGGCGGTAACCGGCTGCGACAGACCAACGTTGAATCCGGCGCCCGACAGAATCTGAATCGTTCGGCCGACATCCGTCGCGTCGAAGCTGCCTCCAGTGGCCGTGGTCAGTACATATCCAGCCGTGCCGGCCGTTCCCACGACTCCGTGGCCCCCCGTCGAGCCGGCGGTTCCCGCTCCGGTATTGAGCAGTGCGTTTCCCGTGGGCTGGCCGGCGTTGCCATAGAGGAGTGCCGTGATGGTGTAGGTCCCCGGTGTGAATCCGGTCCCCGAGGTGATGGTGACCAGTTGGCCGATGTCCTTTGCGGTGAAGGTGTAGGACGGGGACAGAATAATCGTGTTCAGGCCGCCCAATTGAAGATCGGTCAACGTCACGCCCCCCGAGGGAGCCGGATCCACCACCAGGTCATTGAGCCCGATACTAGGCTGGCATTGCACCGGGCCATTGCCGTTGTCGACATATGCATATCCGGCACTCACCAGCAACATCTGGTTGCCGTTGAAAAAGCCCAGCACCGGGTTGCCGTCGTTGCCGATCGCGCCGCCGGCTGTCCCGATACCGGAAGACCCGCTGAATCCCGGTGTGGAACGGTCGATGATGGTGCCACTCGACAGAATCTCGTAGAAATGATCGCCCCCTACCGCAAAGAGCCTGAATTCCCCCGGGAACACTCCGCGAACCGGCGCCAATGGGAGAGTGACGAAGGTCTTCAAGCCCGGCCGGCGGATTAACGAGCATCTGACGTTCTTGTCGTGAACGTCCGTGCCCTGGCCCTCCACCGATACCACATTCCGCTCCGGGATCCAGTTCATGGTGAACTCGGAGGCGATATTGGGGCTTACCGCGGCATTCGTTGGCCCGCAGAAGCTATCGAATCGAGGCATTTACGGCAATGTACCGGTCATGTAGTTAAAATCGCCGGCGGACGGGCTGGTGGAAGTGCCCCAGTCCGCGGACGAGATCCGGGGCGCCAGATTATTGTTGCTCTGGAGCGCGTCCCGGGCCTTCAGGGCACGCCTGGCGAGGTTGGGCGGGGGCGTCGTGCCCCAGATGTCACTGAGCTCCTCTGCGAGCGTTAAAGCCACCGCGGCAAGGTACGCTTGAGGCGCGATAAAGCAGTCGGTCAAAGACTGGAATTGCTGCAACACCACCATCCCCTCGAGGCGCAGGCCGTACCCAGTATTGGGTATCGGCCAGAACCACAATTGCCCGTTCGGCACGTCGGGTTCGTAATAGAGATCCGTGGGGATACTGGTCTGAATTCCTTTGACTCTCTGGGCGGCCCACCAGGCGCTGTCCCGGATATTGATGGGTTGATCCACCGGAGGATTGGTGTCCGTCAAAATGAGGTTGGCCGAACGGATGGAGACCGGGCGCGTATTGACCGCGAAGTCCGGCGTCACGAGGTTGGGCCCGATCAGATGCGGCTGATGGCCGGGCGAGAGCGTCCAGGTGGTGAATGTCGTAGTCCATGCATAGCAGGCCCGGGCCGCCCAGTAATCCACCAACTGGTTGAGAAAGATCAATCCGTCGGCCAGTTCATTGTTGGAGTTCAGGGCCTGCGGGCGCAGCAGGATTCTGGCTTCGCGGAAGGCGATGTATAGAGCATTCTGTACCGGCATGCACGGGATGCTGCCCAGGTTGCCCCCGAACGTCGACTGGTCGAATGGGACACTATCGAACAAAGTTTGATTTGCCATTAGCTTATTTCAACCATATCTTCGCGCCATCCCAGAACCAGCTCACGGGGACACCGGACAACGGAGTAAGCGTATTCCCTATAGTCGCGCCCGCAGTCCAGGTTCCGGGTGTCGCGTGCGTACAGACGAACATGCCCGAGCGCCCCGCCTGGGTGGCGCCGAGTCCGGTCACGCCCGTAACCGCAACATTGCCTGACACAAAAAATTGCGGGAACGCCGGGACCGGGAATGCGGCCGCCGATGCGATCGTAAGCAGATCGAGCGGCCGGTTGTTGGCGGTGATTTCGACGGTCGCCGTGTCGGTGCTGTTGTTCAGCACCCGGTTGTACGTGCCGCCCAGGACGCAGCCGTCGATATGCACGTAGGAATGCGGGCTGCCGCCAATCACAACCCCGCGATCCGACATGGCGCCCGTGGGTTGACCATCGACATTGACGCCCAGGCGCGAACCCGTAATGGAGACATTGGAGGAACCCGGAGCCTCGAGTTCGACGCCGTTTCCGTGCCCGTCTCCCGAACGCACGCTGACCCCGTCGATATTGACGCTGTTGACGCCTCCCAGGAGGATCCCGCTGCCTGCGACGGCTCCATTGTTGGTCTGATAAGCAACGTCGATGTCCTCGAGAGAAAGAGATTTGATCTGGTTCACCAAGCTCGCCGATGCCCGGATAGCATAGCTTGCGGCGTCCACCGTGCCGGTTGACGCGAGCATTCCCGAACGCAACGCCACCCGGTTCGACACCGAGCCCGCATCCGTCACGAGCAGGTCGAATCCGACCAGTGTATAGGAGTCGAGAATAAAATTACTGATCGTGACCTCGTTGACTGGCGCGGGGCTATTGCCAAGAAGACGGACGGCATACGCGCCGCCTTCCGTGAACAGGCCGGTCACGGTAATTCCGGAAACCTGCGGCTCGAACACAACTCCCGTGGCTCCGGTTGGCGAAATGACGCGGATATTGGATATTTCTCCGGTCGAGCTCTGCGTCACCAAAGACGCCGGGTCGCTGGCGAAACTCAGGCCGCGCGAGTACCCGGAAACCAGAATATTGTCCATGAAGAATCGCGCCGTGGAGCGGGCGCGGATGGATGTGGACTGACCGGCAACCCGCAGGTTAGTCACCACTCCATCGGCTACGCCGCTGATATCCACGCCGACCGGCGCTGTACCGTTGTTGGAATAGATGGACATGTCGCCGAAATCCAATCCCATCCCGTTTGGGCCGCCGAACGTGAAAACATTCATTGCGAGGTTTCCCGATTGGATGTTGGTGGTCTGGTAGCCCATGCCGCGCAGCGAGAGAGACTGATTTGCCGCAAGCACGCTCGTGGTCGCATAAACCGTGTAAGAACCCGCCGGAACCCGTACAGCGCCCATGCCGCTGCCGGCGGCCAGGGCGGCATTGATCGCTTCCTGCATGCCCGCCGTAGCGGTCGCGATAGTCCAGGCGCCCGAATGTGCATTGGCGCAATTCACGATGAGGGTTCCCGAGGCCGCACCCGAGACGGCAGTTCCTCCTGTAATAAGCACGGGTTCGGCGCTGCCGGTGCCGCCCGAGATGTATAGGTAGTGTGCCTGATCGGTGCCGTTGACGCCTTTGGGGACGGGCGAGAGCGTGATCGTATTATTGCCCGCAATGAGCGATCCTCCGGGTTGCTGCGGCGTAAAAATATAGTTGGTGGACACGTAGCTTGTCTGGCTCGTGAGATTCTGACCGTTTGGGCCGAGGAAACCCTCAATCGCTTTGATTTCGCCCGCGAGTGCATTATGATGCCAGGCGTCGATGAACATGGAAACTTTCGCGCCCGCCGAATGCGCCGCAGGAGCCGTGCCGTCGAACCCGCGGCCGGCAGGGTTGACGATTAGCTGCGGATTCGGGCTCGCCACCACGGAATCCACCGCCATGATCTCGTTTTCCACCGAGACCAGACAGTTGGCCCTGAAGCCTGCTGTGGACGCCACGAACAGGATCGTATTGGTCCCAGTCACTGCAACTGATAGGGTGGTTTGAATCAGATTGTTCGCCACCTTGAGCTGGGCGTCCGTCGCGATCGAGCCCGGGAAAACGGGATTCGGAGTGCTCATGGTCAAGTCACTTTGATGGCCGGCTGTGATGTCGGGTTAGGACCTGCAGGAGGCGGCGCCGGCGCGTTAAAAACCTCCGCATTCAATTGCACGATCACATCCTTGGCCTGTGTCGCCGATGCCATCAGTTCCTGCGTTACCGGCCGCTGAAACGCAATACAGAGTTCCACGGCCGCGATATCCACGATGGCCTGCTCGTATCCCGGCGCCAGTTGCACGGTCCCGGTCTGCGCCGGCAATTGCGGGATGGCCTCGAAAGTCCACAATACGCAATTTCCCCCGTTCGGCATCGGACTGAGCCAGCAGTTGCCCGTGGGATAGCCTTGATCGTAAAAAAAATCTTCCGCATAGACGCCGGTCCTCATTTTGTCCACCACCGCGGCCCACTCGTCAGCGGTGTCGATCTTGCAGGGACGTTCCACCCCGTTCGGCGCCACCACGGACGCCGACTTGATCTTGATCGGACGATTGGTTGCGTTCCAAATCATTCCCGGGCCGTACGTGTAGCTGGTGGTGTTGGGCGTCAGATTGTAAGGCGTCCGCTTGACGCCCACCATCGAGAGCTTTTCGGCCGAGAGGGAGTCGAGCTTGCGGTTGACGATGCGGAACGCGAGCGACATATCATCGGTGTTTGGCGTCTGCCCTTGGGCGTAGGCGCCGACCAGGATCAGCGAGTCCGTGAGGATATCGGAAA